CCCCTCTTCCGAATTCATTTTCAATTGGAGATGCAGCTCAACCGGCTGCTCAACCAGCTGCTCAACCGGCTGCTCAACCAGCTGCTCAACCGGCTGCTCAACCAGCTGCTCAACCAGCTGCTCAACCAGCAAATACTCTTGATGGACAAGTTGCCAGATAAAATTATGAATAAACAATTATTAACAAATTGTATTCCTTTTCAAACAGTAAAAACTACGCTGAATGAATCTACGTCGGTAGCAGGAAAAATGGTGGTCTCAGGAATTTTACAAAGAGCCAATGCAAAAAATCAAAATGGTAGAATTTATCCATTAGATGTTCTTAAACGAGAGGTTGAAAAGTATAATCAAACTTTTGTAAAAGAAAAACGTGCGGTAGGAGAACTTGATCATCCAGATAGTGAAGTTGTAAATCTTAAAAATGTTTCTCATAATATTACTAAAACTTGGTGGGACAATAACGATTTAATGGGTGAAGTGGAAATTTTAACTACTCCGAGTGGAAATATTTTAAAAGAACTATTAAAGTGTGGAATTACCGTTGGAATTTCCAGCCGAGGATCAGGTTCGGTAAAAAAAGTAAATGAAAGTACTGTTGAAGTCAACGATGACTTCTCACTAATAGCTTTTGACTTTGTTAGCAATCCTTCGACTGTTGGAGCTTTTATGTTACCCGAGTCTCCTTTGAATGAATCTGTAAAAATTTTACAAAATCCCATTACTAACAAATGGGAAACTGTGGAAAAAATAATACGTGATATTATTAACGAAATAAAATAATCTTATAAAGTAAATTTAATTGGTTAGTTTATTGTTCTACTATATAATTATACTCAAAATCAAAGGGTATAAGTATGATCGACTGGATTCGAGAAAAGGTAATTGTAAATGGTAAATTGTTGCCTGAAAGAAGTAAGAAGTCGTGGTTTATAAAAAATGGTCACTGCGATCGATATGATGAAATAGTCAGTCAAACTTCTTTCTTAAAAGATCCCACTTTTGCACAAAGAATTTGGCACGTTTATCACAATCAATCTTTTCTTTCAAAATGTTGTAATCCTAAATGTGAAAGAATTCCAAAGTTCTTTTCTTTTTCTAAAGGTTATTTAAGAACGTGTTCATCAACATGCGCGCAACATGATCCACAAACAATAAATAAAATTAAATCTACAAACATTAAAAAATATGGAGTGGAGTATGGATTAAGCAACAAAGAAATAAAAGAAAAAATAAATAAAACAGTAAAACAAAAGTATGGTGTAGATAACGTTTCACAATTAAAAGAAATATCGGAAAAGAAAGTAAAAACTTGTTTTGAAAATTATGGAGTAAAGTGGATATTGAGTGATCAAAAAAGAAAAGAAAAAAGTATATACAAAAAGTATGGCGTTAAAAATGTTAGAAATTTAAAAAATGTGAACGATAAAATTTCTGCCACTCGTCGTGGCGGTTTTTACGATTACTTGTTTGTGTCAGATAGATTAAGAGGCAAGGTTTTACCTTTATTTACAAAAGAGGAATACGTAAATGGGGGTTATTATTCTGACTACAAATTTAAATGTTGTAAATGTAATGTTGAATTTGTGGATTGTTTGGAAGACGGAGACATCCCTCGATGTAATGTTTGTTATAAAAATTCATCGTTGTTTGAGAAAGAAATTGTAGATTTTGTTAGGGCGACATTGATCAACGAAGTGGTCGAAGAGAATAATAAAAAAATATTAAATGGTTATGAGATTGATGTGTATGTTCCTTCAAAGAAAATCGCAATAGAATGTGATGGATTATTTTGGCATGGAGAAATCAATGGTCTAAAAGATAAAAACTATCATTTAAATAAAACAAAAGAATGTTTGGATAAAGGTATAAGATTAATTCATATATTTGAAGACGAGTGGTTGTTTAATAAAGAGATCGTTAAGAATAGACTAAAATATATGTTGGGTTGTGAAACAAATAAAATTTATGCGAGAAATTGTAATGTTAGAATTATAGACTCTAAAAAATGTTGTGACTTTTTAGAAAAATATCACATTCAAGGAAAAGATTCTAGTAGTATAAAATTGGGGTTGTTTCTTGGAGAGGAGTTAGTATCCACGATGACGTTCGGAAATATGAGAACGTGCCTTGGAAATAAAAATAATAATTCTGAATACGAATTATATAGGTTTTGTAATAAAAACATCAGCGTCGTGGGTGGATTCAGTAAATTATTGAATTTTTTTATAAAAACATACAATCCAAATAAAATTATTAGTTATGTCGATCGAAGGTGGAACGATGGAAAATCATATGAAACGGTCGGATTTAAATTTGTGAAATCTACACCGCCGAATTATTGGTATTTTGGTAAAAACAAAAATTATAAAAGACATCACAGATTTAATTTTGCAAAACACACATTAAAGAATAAGTTGTCTAATTTTGATAATAATTTAACTGAGTGGGAGAACATGAAAAATAACGGATATGATAGAATTTGGGACTGTGGCAATATAAAATACGAATTATTTTATAAATAAATACTATTTATAGTCGTATAAATATTAAAATATATGCCCGCAAAAAGTGAAAAACAAGCTAGATTTTTTAGGTTGGTAAAAGGCGTTCAGTCAGGAAATGTATCGCCTTCTAAAGTGTCAAAAAATGTTAAAAACGTAGCTAACACTATGAGTAAAAAAAGCGTAAATGATTTTACCAAACTAAAAGAATATATAAAAAAACAAGTATCAGAGATTATTTGTGAAATAGATAATCCTGTGGTGAAAAATGTGGAAGCGGTTGACAATTTTGACGAATTCGTTTCTCGTCCTGAAAATCAAGGTGTAAATTTTACTGACGACGAGTTGTCGGCGGTTGATACTATTTCTAATAAACCCGACGAAAAAACTCCTAATAAAATTAGTTACAATTCTACAGAAACAACTACAGGTAATAATAAACAATTGATTGTAATTAAAAAAGCCACTCCAAAAAAGGTATATATAGCGATTTGTTGCCCAAATAGATCTCCGGTGAATATAAGTGATACCGATTCGTCAAAATCTGATTCAAAAAATAAAAAAGATAAAATAATTATTAAGATAAGTAAAAATTATGAAGATTCAGAGAATTGCTCGGTTCTTTATAATTTTATAAATTATATAATTAAAGAATATAATATAACGTGAATATTTTAAATCTAAAGGATATTAAAGACTCTGATATGATTCCTCCTGACGATTGGAATTATCACTGTTGGCAGATCCTTGATGATTTGGGATTTAAATTAGATGGTTCTTTTAAAATGTCATTGGATCATAAAGACGACTTTGAAGGCATAAAAAAAATGATGAAGATGATAGTATTTAAAAAGAAAGACGGTTGGTATCTTGAGTATATAAAAAATAATAATGATATTGATGGAGAACCAGTTAAAATAGAACAAATAAAAAAATTCTCGGATTTAACAGAAATAATACATGATATTTTTCAAAAATTTTAACTATTTATAATCATGATACAGTTAAAAAATTTATTGCCTGAAAACACTCAAGCTCCACAACCACAAGAAAATCAAAGTGGTGTTTCGGAAACTTCTTCCAAATTGACCATCGAACAAAAAAGAAAATTATCGGAGATGGTATCCCGATATAATGAATATGGAAAAATACTTTATCGTGAGAAAAAAATAACGGAGATTGCTCAGAATTTACAAGAAATCTCCGATTTAGCAGAAAACTATGCTTTAAATGAATGTGGTGATTGGTTTGAGGAGAATATAGTTAAAAGAAACTTTCAAGAAATGAAAAAATATTGTGAACAGTTTGGAAAATTAGCAAAAGAAACTCAATCCAAACAACATCAAATGGAAGCTCTATACGAAGATATGGGACATATCTTAGAGAGATATTTTGAAATTAAAGGTTAAGTTCGTATTTAAGATTTCCGCAATCCCAAATTCTATCATATCCATTTAATTGCATATTTTCCCATTCTGTCAGTGATGAATCGAAATTATTTAATCTGTTTTTCAATTCCGATTTTCTAAATGTAAATCTGTGGAACCTTTGTAGATAATTTTTCTTATTGACGTAAAAATAATTTGGGCTAGTTTTTTTACAAAAAATGAATCCCAGTTTTTTGTAAAGATTATTTAAATTAAACGACCATCTTCTGTCTGCGTAGCTTATAATTTTTTTGGGATTGTAATTTTTAATAAAATTGTTTAGTAATTTTTCGGCTCCGCCTATAACAACATTTTCCGAACAATATCTTATTAATTCGTATTCGTTATTATTGACGTTAATATTTCCTGTGACACGCCTAAGTTGTCCGAATGACATTGTGGATATTAATTTATCTTTAAAAAATAATCCTAATTTTATTTTTGCCGGCGTAAATCCTTGCAAATGATTATTTTCTATAAATTCACGATATTCTTTCGTTGATATTGTTTTTACAATACAATTTCTTGCATATATTTTTTCAACTTTTCCTATTTTTAGTATACTTTTTATACGATTTATTATAATATTCTGTTTTAAACGCCATTCATCTTCAAATATATGAATTAGTCTTATATTCTTGGATTCACATAATTCGGTTTTATTTATGTGATATTGTTTATTCTTTAAGCCACCAAGTTCACTGTGAAAATAATTTCCGTTCATTTCTATAGCGACTCCCTTATCTGGAAAATAAATGTCTAATTCTAGTCCATCACACACAACTTTATCATTAAAAATTAAATTTTTTAATCCTAAATCATCTATTAAAAAATTCTTTAGTTCAGATTCCATCAAGGATTTTTCTTTCTTAGAAGGATTACATTTTAAACATTGTGGAAAATTGCCGTCATCTAATGTGTCCAGAAATTCTTGATTGCATTTCATGCACTGAAATTTATATTTATGGCCGACTCCTTCATAATCTTCAATTGAAAATAAAGGTTTATATAATTTTTTGAGTCTTTCTCCATTAATCAGTGAGTTATATAATTTCAACAAAGATCTTTTCTTGCTTTTTTTTCTGGCCTCTTCTGTTTGAGAATAACAATTTACATTAAAGTTTTTTTTATAAAAATTTTTGGTTTTTTCTTTCTTATCGTTTGAAGATAAATAATATTCGGTTCCATATTTTTTTAAATTTGTATTTTTTGATTTATCTAAAAATATTTTATCCTTCATCGGATGTTCTACCCCATATTTTTTAATACATGTTTGTTTACACTTTTCTTTATATTCTTGAGTTTGCGAATAAAATTCTACTCCGTATTTTTTAATATTCTTTAATTTCAAATCACGTTTAAAGTTTTCAGTTTTAAAGATATTATCAACTCCATATTTTTTAACAATCGCATCTTTAGATTTATTTTTAACATCGTTTGATTGCATTGCATCTTTAACGCCGTATTTAGACAAACAAGTTAATTGTGCTTTTTCTCTTAACTCTGACGACATTCCAGCGTTTTTAACTCCATACTTTTTAAGCATTGTGTCTTCTCTTTTTAACTTGATGCATGAAATGTTTTCACACACATCAATATCAGATTTTGAATTTTTTCTGGCAGAATATATGTTTAAAGATTTTTTTTCAAAAATACACCCGCATAAATCACACTTAACGACGATGTGTTTTATCGAAAACTTAGAAGGTATTTCTCCAAATTTTTTAATGGTTAATTCATTATCAATCATAATATCTCCTATATCTACATATAGTATACATATTGTTACGTTAATAAAATAATTTAATTTTTTTTGTTTTTTATTTATTTTATTTATATTTATAGTCAATGGGTGTGGAACCATCCTAAATAAACTAAGTAGAAATTGTCTACAGTAGTTCCTGTTTAAATACAATATCTTCATATATTGTTGAATGAAATTTAACTTCAATTGAAGTTCAACAATAACTTCATAAAAATTAAAAACATAAATTAAAATTATGACAAGTGAACTCTTAAAAGAGGCAATTGCTGACGCCAAGGCCGTCCGTGCAACTGCCATTGCAAATGCAAAACTCGCATTGGAAGAAGCCTTTACTCCAAGATTACAATCCATGTTAGGGCAAAAACTTCGTGAAGAACTTGATGAGAACGAATTGGAAGAATCCTCTGATGATACGACTGAAAATATCACTTCGGAAGAAGTTGATGAAATGTTAAAAGAGCTTGATGTGGAGAAAGCAGATGAAAATGCCGCCCCTGCTGCTACCGTTGCTGCAGATCCTACTGCCGCTCCTGTTGCTGCCGATCCTGCTGCCGCTCCTGCTGCTGCCGCTCCTGCTGCTGCCGCTCCTGCTGCTGCCGCTCCTGCTGTTGCCGATCCTGCTGCTGCCGCTCCTGCTGCCGCTCCTGCTGTTGTCGCTCCTGCTGTTGCCGCTCCTGCTGCCGATCCTGCTGCCGATCCTGCTGCCGCTCCTGCTATTGATTCCAAGACTGTTTCTGAAAGCGACGATTCGGATGAGGTTGATTTAGAGGAACTTCTCTCTGAAATAAATGAGATGGACGTCGACAGTATGACTGAGGAAGACGACGGCATGACTGAGGAAAACGACAGTATGACTGAGGTTGATTTAGATGAACTTCTCGCTGAACTAAATAAAGAGGGAGACACAGAACACGATGAAGACGATGATACTAAAACCTCAGAAGCCGTTAAATCTGAATTAAATGAGGCTTTGAAAACCGTAGAGTTTTTAAAAACTCAGTTAAATGAAGTGAATTTGTTGAATGCGAAATTGCTTTATACCAATAAATTATTTAAAGCACATGCATTAGACAACAACCAAAAAATGAAGATTATTGAAGCGTTTGATTTGACCAAGTCCGTCCGTGAAGTCAAATTGACCTACAATAATTTGTCTGAAGCATTGAATCTTAGCAAAGTGAAGACTGCTCCTAAGAAGTCTCCGATTGCTGAAGGCTTCGCATCAAATACAACTGGAACAACCAAGCCCGTTCAGGCAGAGAAATCTGTCATTTCGGAGTCGGTTAACGGACAGGTTTCGAGATTCCAAAAACTCGCTGGAATTAAGAAATAAAAAAATTTGCGTAAAAAACAGTAAAACAAAAACAAAAATATGAGTGATATTAAAGAATTGTTAACTAACAATACGAATCCTATGAGCCGCCTCTTGGAGGAGACTCGTGGATTACAAGGCAAGTGGGAAAAAACCGGCTTGCTCGAGGGGTTGGCTGGTACCGAAAAGGCTCAAATGTCTGTATTGCTTGAGAACCAAGCACAGCAGTTGATCAAAGAGGCTACCTCAACCGGAACTAGCGCAAACAGTGAACAGTGGGCAGGCGTAGCTCTTCCGCTCGTTCGCCGTGTGTTCGCTGAAATCGCTGCGAAGGAATTCGTAAGCGTTCAACCAATGAATCTTCCAAGTGGACTTATCTTTTACTTGGATTTCAAATATGGTAATACTAAATCAGGAGTCACGAGTGGAGATAGTCTATTCGGCGGAACTTTAAAGAAACTTGGTTCTACTGACAGTGCCGTTAATGGTTTGTATGGTGCCGGTCGTTTTGGATACACCATTAATCCTGTTTCTGTAGCAGCTACATTAAATACAGGCTCCACATCAGGTTTGACTGTCTGGGAAGCTTGTAATTTTGATGCAGACTTCAGCGCAAGTGCTGCTGCCGGAACTTATCAAAAATTCACAATTAACTTAGCTTCAAACTCTGATAATTTAGATTTGAACGCGATTAGAAGTTTCAACTTCTTCTCTGCTTCTGTAGATTGTGGAGTTTTGGATCAGTTCACAAAAGTTTACAATACTGGCTCTGCAACATCTCCATATTATGTAGTTACTGGAGTGGGATTAAGCAGCGTAATTGATCACGCAGCTGGAGCTTACAGCGTAACTATTTCTGGAAGCAAACAGCCAACAGATTCTACTCGTGGTGACTTTGAAGATAAAAACAGCACCGGTGATAGCACCACAGCTGTTGGTATTCCTGAGGTCAACCTTGAACTCAAGAGCGAACCGATCGTGGCTAAGACCCGCAAGTTAAAAGCAGTCTGGACTCCAGAGCTTGCTCAGGACTTGAATGCCTACCACAGCATTGATGCTGAGGCAGAATTGACTGCTCTCTTGAGTGAGTATGTTTCTATGGAAATCGATCTCGAAATCCTCGACATGCTGTTGGTTTCTGCTCCTGGAACAACCACCGAAGCTTGGAGTGCTAAAATTGGCGTAGAGTTTACCAAAACTCTCGATAGCGATGGTAATGCTTCATTTACTCGCCTTGACGACAGTTCTCCAAACAGAACCGCCTATGTCAAGAGTTCTTGGTTCCAGACCCTCGGAAGCAAGATTCAACGTGTCTCTAACAAGATTCATCAGTTGACTCTCCGTGGTGGAGCTAACTTCTTGGTTTGTTCTCCAGATGTCGCAACCGTCCTCGAATCAATTCCTGGATTCGTTGCTTCAACCGATGGTGATAGTGCTAAGTTCGCAATGGGTGTAAGCAAAGTTGGTAGCTTCGCAAGTCGCTTCCAGGTTTACAAGAACCCATACATGGTTGAAAACCAAATCTTGGTTGGATTCCGTGGAAGTAACTTCCTCGAAACTGGCGCAGTCTATTCGCCATATATTCCTCTCGTTCAGACACCACTCGTGTATGATCCAGTCAACTTCACGCCACGCCGTGGGGTAATGACAAGATATGCGAAGAAAGTCGTTCGTCCGGAATTTTATGGTCGTATTCAGGTTGCTGACTTGAACCACGTCTAATTCGTAGTTGATTAAACTCAAAAGAACCCTCCTTGAAGAAATTCTTGGAGGGTTCTTCTTTTTTTGTGTAAAAACTTTCCTTATTTATTTCTGATTAAATAAATTTTTATTTTCTAAAACTTTTAATGATTATACTGATTGGAAGCCAAATTGGTACGGTTAAGACAGACCACTTGATAAAAAAGAATGCTAAATACACCAGCGCTGGGATACACAACCAATAATACATCCAAGGTTGGGAAAGGACTTCAATATCATACTTCCAAAGATTGAATAGAATTTCTATTATTTTATCGTTCATCTTGATTTAGGAGGTAGACTGTTTTCTTTTATTTCAAATACCCCATTTCCTATAAAAGACTCTAATGTATTATATCCACTGTAGCTCACACAACTACTTATACCACCCCACAATTCTTTTACAAGTTCTTTTAAAGGAACAATGTCGTCTTCTATTTTATATACCTTTCCCTCACTATGACGTTTGACTCCCCCAAATAGTTCTTGTTGTTTTTTACTAGCACCGCCCCAATAAGTTCCGTCTTTTATAATATGGGTTTCCGCTTCCGTTGCTTTTGAAAAAAATCCGCCCATCATAACATAATCAGCCCCAGCTCCAAACGCTTTTGAAGCATAATTTCCATTCTTGATGCCACCGTCGGCTATCAAATAAAAATTGTCAATTTTATGTTTGTCAATATATTCTTTACATTCAATAATTTCAGTTATTTGTCCACGATTCACTCCGGTTGCATCCGAAGTGCTGCAAGCGGATCCGCAAGCAATTCCCACTCTGAAATATACTTTAAATTGTTCTTTTAAGAGAGAGTTATAAATTTTAATTCCTTCTTTTGAGTGGATGTTTCCTATGATCAAATTTCTGATTGATGCTTCTGATTTAAGTTTTGATATAACGTCTAATATCTGTTTAGACATGTATCCATTTGCACAATCTATAATCCAATTGTAGGTATAATCTCTGAGTAGATGAACTCTGTCCCAGTCATTTAAACCTATGCTTACATAGGTATTTTTATTATCATGCGTCGAACATTTGACCATTTCTATTTGAGTGACAATATCGCAGAATCTATGAATTCCAACCGATAAACCAATGTCAGTAGCTTCTTTAATAAAAGACTTCCCTACTACCGCTGACATGGGGGACACAAAAATTCTATCTAAAGACATAGGAATATCTGCACGACTTTTTAAGTCCAGATGTGTAGGTTGTGCAATCAAATTGCAATCATTATAATAAATTGATTTTGTATTTAAAATTGTTGGCATAAATTATTCAGTATACTCGCAGATGTATGTGGTTATTGGAGTTTTATCGTAAATTGTATTAATCATTGTGGATACAATCTGCCAATTTCCTCCTGCTAATCCACATCCCATGTATTTTGGAAATCCAACTTTTTTTATATTTTTTTCTATACAATCTTTTTTCATAGAATCGATTGCAGTATATATGGCTTCATAATTTAAATTTCTTTCGTTAGATCCATAGTAATACTGGCCATATAAATTATATACATATTTTATTGAAGAGTTTTCTTTAAATTTCTTAATTTCGGCCAAAGAAAACGTTCCTAATTTATTTTTATTTCCCGCGATTGTTTTTAAATCTGACTCATATGTTTCAGGCATTTTATTTTTTAATTGAAATGCAATTCCTCCGCCCATTGTACAAAAACAATTTGCACAATGTCCGATTGCGTCTACTTCGCATTTTAATAGATCACATTTTATATTAATTACCATCAATTTGATGATATAGATAACTTAATAAAATTCAATATTTTATATTTGTTAAAACTATTTATTTATATGATTAAATTGCGTGAATTAGTTGAAAATGAAAAATCTGATTTAACCGTGATTGGACCTAATACTGTTAATGCTTCATTGGTAGCGATCGATTCTAAAACTAATGAAGAATCCAACTTTGTGATTTCTAATTTAACAAGGCAACCTTTAACTATTAAAGTTAAAGTAATTAACGGTGCATATTTTGTTGATATAAAATAATTTTATGAAACTTTTAGAAATTTTACATGATTTATTATTTCATGCGCCGATGAAACTTACAGGTGAAGATATTGTGTCGGTTGAACTACAATATCATTTAAATAAAAAAATATCTCTAAGTGAAAATGTTTTTAGGACATATAGTGAAAAATATTTTCAACTAATAGAAGAAGTCAGAAGATTATATTTTGATAATAAAATAGAATTAAACGATGATGATGCTGAGTTGGTAGAGAGCGATTTGGGTAAAATGTCTATTTATGAAGGTCGAGAAGTTTATTTAGATGCTCCTATTGAAGAAGAAGAAGATACGTTGTTGGAAGCAAAACATCGTGGAAGAACAGTTAAATTAAATCGTCCGTTTAGAACTCCGGGTGGTCCAAAAAAATATTCGGTATATGTCACAAACAAAAAAGGAAACATTGTAAAAGTTTCTTTCGGAGATCCTAATTTAAGAGTTAGAGGTCGTAGCGCGGCAAGAAGAAAGAGTTTTGCCGCTCGGCATAAGTGCAGTCAGAAAAAAGATAGAACTACAGCGGGATATTGGAGTTGTCGCAGTCATAGAATTCGTTCTTTGGGAAACAAAGGTAAAGGAAAGTATTGGTGATATGATTAAATTAAAAAATATTTTAAATAATAAAATTTTGAATGAAAGCATGACTTTATATGTTAAAGACACAAATTATCAAAGATTTGATAATTTGATGGATTTGTCTTTTCATTTACAAAGAATTGCTTATAAAATTTTAGAGTCTTTGCCAGAGGATCAAATTAATTATTTTAGAAAAAACCGCCCAACCGAACTTTTGGTGGTTGATGGCCAAAGCAATATAGACAGTTCCGTTGGAACGTTGAATTTATATTATAGTGGATATACAAATTCAACACTCAAAAAAATGTTGAGAGAAATATTGGCGGAACTTAAAAAATTAAATATTGAACATGGAAAACTTAAATTGGAAGATAGTAACTCTTACAAATATAAAGTAGTGAGAATTCCAATTGTTAAAAATGAACACAAATATACAGGAGCTCCCGAGGTGAATTTTTCAAATCGAAACGCTTACCATATATATAAAAACATACTTCAATTTGAACCTGATGATGACACCAACAGCGGTTTTAGTTTTACTGCCGACGAACTTAAACGAAGAGTAGAATCGGTTTTAAAATATGATCCCGATTGGATTTCCAAACATACAATTTCAAAACATGATAGTTCTATACCTGATGTAGAACAAGACACTCAAAAAGATTTTGAAAATCCTCATGATGAATTTTCTAAAAAAATAGCTGGTAATGCTAGAATTATAAATATGGGATTGAGTGAATCGGATATTAAACAAAGACTTTATTCTATTTTAGATGTGGCTAATTGGGCTATAAAAAATAATAAAAAAGAGTTATATGTCGCATAATGTTTCTCTTTTAAATTTAATTTTTGAATTAAAATTGTTGACAGACTCGGAAATCTAATTTTAAAAAAGATACGTTAATTTAAAACCGTGAAGATGGGTATTTTATATATTTGTATATATAAAAATAATTTTTAGTTTAACCGAGTCTGATAAATTATATAAACTATATGATTGAGTTTAATAATCATCCATATAAAGAAATAAATTTAGCTCATAATCAATATATACGTGAATTTGATTCTGATGTAAATGAACATGAATTAGAGTGGCATTTAGATAAAGAAGATAGATTTGTAGAGGTACTTGAAAATAAAGGTAATTGGATGTTTCAATTAGATAATCAATTGCCTATATTGTTAGAGGAACGTATATTTATTCCAAAAGAAACATATCATAGGATTATAAAAGGCAGTAAAAATCTAATAGTTAAAATAACGAAACTATAGACATGTTTATTTTATATTTTAACTATTTATAAGATATATGTCTATTGGAATCGATCAGGATAGAATAAGATGGCCAGGAAGTGGTTCCGCAGTATCAGGATCCACTCCATTTGGATTTTATGATGCGGATTCTTCCTTTACTTTAGAATGTTATAATTCAGCAAAATGGGCCGCAACTCGTTTAGGTTATCCGGTCGTAGACATAGAATTAAGAGATGTAAATTTTTACGCGTGTTTTGAAGAAGCAGTATCCGAATACGGTGCTCAGGTGAATCAATTTAATATAAAAAATAATTATTTAAATTTAATTGGCCAGTCGACTTCAGTAAATATAGGTGGAAAGCCTATTGTTGACACAGGTTTGAATTATTTAATAAAATTAGCAGGTGGTTACGGTACGGAAGCATTGGTTGGCGGTAATGTGACCCTTAAAAAAGGTTGTATTGACATAGCTACTAATCAACAAACATACGATCTACAAACATTATGGGGAAACGTATCTGAAAGTTATAACCGATTAGAAATAAAAAAAATATATCATGGTCCCTCCCCCGCATTTGCTCGTATTTACGATCCTTTCAGCATGACTGGAATGAGTTACAGCAATGTGTTAAATGAAATGGGATTTGCGGGTTATTCTCCTGCTACGCAATTTTTAATGACTCCAATATTTGAAGATTTGCTTCGTGGACAAGCTATAGAATTTAATGATATGGTAAGAAAAAGTGGTTATAGTTTTGAATTAATAAATAATAGACTTAAAATATTTCCTATACCCACTACAAATTTTAAATTATATTTTGAGTACTATCTTGAAAATGAAAAAGCTAATTCTGTATTCATTTCTGGATCGACTCCATACTCAAGTTCATCTGATTATTCTAATATTCCATATCAAAATATTCCTTACTTTAGTATAAATTCAGTTGGAAGACAATGGATTAAAAAATACTTTTTAGCTTTATGTAAAGAATTGTTAGGCGCAATTCGTCAGAAATATTCAACCGTCCCTATACCTGGCGGAGAAGTAACACTCGATGGCTCCGAACTAAGAAGTGAAGCTAATACAGAAAAAGAAGCATTAATTACACAATTGCGTGAAATGTTAGAAGCTACTACGCTAGATAAACAACTAGAATCTAATGCAAATAAGGTGGAAAAAACTATGACGGCATTAAAATCGGTACCTAATTTAATTTATATTGGATGATGTACTATGGCTGACTATTCAGGAAGATATTTTTCTAGTCGAGATCAACTTTTGTTAAATTCTTTTAATGCAGAGTTGTTGGGTGATATTATTCAAACAATTGTACTTTTATATAAAATTGCGCCGACTGAAACCAAAACTAATGTATACGGTGAAACAAACCAAACTACTGGTAAATTTTACTATCCTGCCGTGGAGATGTCCGCTTTGATTGAAAGAACTGATATATCTTCTGAAGACGAGGGGTTTGGACCTGATAGGAAACAGTCGGTGGTATTTAAATTTAGAGAATTAATGCTTAAAGAAGTGAACTTTTTCCCCCAACTTGGCGATTTGGTCCTTTTTAACGAACGTTATCATGAAATTGATAATGTTGTTCAAGAACAATTTGATGGCGGCCAGCCTGAAAAAAGTCGTTCGATAATTTGTAATACACATTATAGTCGATTTAGCAAAATAAATTTAATAGATAGACAAGGGTAATATTATGGCTTGGAAAGGAAATATAGATAATCCCGTTCCCAATAATATTCAATTGGGTAACAATGTAAATGACATTAAATTGTCCGAAAATCGTGCGTTAAATGTTCGTCGAGATGATGATGTTAATAAAGATTTTACTGTTAATTTAATCGACATAGATACTGCGATTTATAATTATATAGATAAAAATATAAATATACAAGTCGTGGATAATGGCACGAATATAAAAGTGCCGATTTATTATGCTTCTCCTGAAAAATGGAAGGCCATTCAACAAGATGGTGTGTTACGTGATCAACAAGGAAAAATACAACTGCCTGTGATGGTTTTTAAAAGAAATTCTTTTTCAAAAAATTCAAGTTTAATGACGTTGAATAGACATTTAACATATCCGGTTATGAAAAAATTTGATGAAAAAAATAAATACGACAAATTCTCTTTGTTGAATAATCATGTCGCTCCTGTTCACCAAATTTTTGGCGTCACTCTTCCTGATCATATTGATGTAACATATGAATTTACATGTTGGTGTGAATATATCGAACAATTAAATAAAATAGTTCAGAAAATTAATTTTGCTTGTGAAGAATATTGGGGCGATCCAAAGCGGTTCAAATTTCGTGTATACGCTAATGATTATAGTTTTACTACCGAAACAAGTACGGATGCTGATAGATTGGTCAGATCTACTTTTAGTTTAAAAGTAAAAGCCTATCTTTTGGAAGAATCTCTAGAAAATAGACAAAACACTGTGAAACGAAGTCTCACTCCGCGAGTTATAAAAATAGGTACCGAAATTGTTTCTGGTGAACAAATGGATCAAATAAATAAAAATTTAAAGAAAACTTCTTATAAAAAACCCACCGATTACCATTACGTAAACCCGTTGGTTCCTGATGATGAAACCTTTAGGACGCCTAAAATTAATGTGGATGGGGCTACGGCGGACGTATCTAACCAAGATGTAGTCGCAATTCGTAGTTATTACGACAATCTCATTCAATCCACTAATACGGCTAATATCGTAGCGGTAGGATCTACAGGTGGACCTTTAATTAATTATACGGATATTTGGAAATCTGCTCCTGTTTCTTCTTCAGATCCTGGTCAAGAGGGGTGGATGGCATTTGATGGCAATTTTCACTATATTTATGTAAATGGAAGATGGAAACGAAAGTCTATAGCAGATTGGTCTTCTTTTTAAAAACAAATACATATTACTTGTAGGGTTTTATATTTATATGATATAAAATATGGCAATCAATCCTTTAGATTTTTTATTTAATAGAAAAAATGCGGGAAATACGTCATTTCAAGAAGTAATTTTAAAAAATGCGTCTAGTTCGGTGGTTATTTTTGATGATACTTCTTCTTTAACTAGTAAAACGTTTGGTGAAATGGGATCGCTCATTACACCGAAAACATCTTCTTATGCCATTACCGCTAGTTACGCAGATAATGCGGGTTCTTCTATTGTTACAGGTTCGCTTTATCCAATAACAAGTAGTTGGAGCTTAAATTCTATATCATCGTCTTATGCTTTAACGGCTAGTTATGCGTTGAATTCTAATGGAACATCAGGTACTAGTGGTACATCCGGTATAAGTGGAACGTCTGGAATAGATGGATCTTTTTTAGGTACGCACGGAACTTCTGGAACATCAGGCACAAATGGGACGAGTGGCACCAATGGAACCAGTGGCACTAATGGAACCAGTGGCACTAATGGAACAAGCGGCACCAACGGAACCAGTGGCACCGACGGAACAAATGGCACCAATGGAACTTCAGGTACGAGCGGAACTTCAGGTACTAATGGAACAAGTGGCACCAATGGAACAAGTGGCACCAATGGAACAAGTGGCACCAATGGAACAAGTGGCACTGATGGAACCGACGGAACTTCTGGAACCAGTGGCACCAGTGGCACCAGTGGCATCAATGGAACTGATGGAACCGACGGAACTTCTGGTACCAGTGGCACCAATGGAACTTCTGGAACCGATGGAACAAGTGGCACCGATGGAACTTCTGGAACCGATGGAACAAGTGGCACCGATGGAACAAGTGGCACCAATGGAACTTCTGGAACCGATGGAACAAGTGGCACCGATGGAACAAG